TTACTATAGCAGATACTGGTCATTGCGGAATTACTTTACGATCTGGTGCGAGCAGTGTTGGAACTATTTTCTTTAGTGACGCAACTAGTGGTGCAGATGAGTATGTTGGTTATGTCCAGTATAACCATGCTGATAACTACATGAAATGGCAGACAAACGGTGCAGAACGTATGCGCATAGACTCGTCAGGCAACGTTGGTATTAATGCATCTGACCCACAAGGCTCAATTCACGTTAGAAGAACTGGAACAGCGTCTCTTATTCTAGAAGGCGATACAAATAACTCTGGCGATACTGGCCAACGTGATGTTGAAATATTAATGCTAACTGATGGTGGTGCTGGAAATGATCCTTTTGGTGGGACCACTTATGGTGCGCATGGGTATAGAATTAGCACACAAAACCTTTCAGGTCAAACTGCATTGAGTTTTGATGAGTGGCATAGCTCTCTAGGGTTCTTATCTCGTTTTCATATAGACGCATCAGGCAACGTTGGTATTAACACAAATTCGGTTGTAACTTCTACTGGAACAAATCTGCAGGTAACCTGTACGACTGGAAATGCAAGACTTATTCTTGATAATACAACGACTAATGGTAAAGAATATAGAATTTATTCTGGAGGTGCTGGTGAGCTTTCTTTTTACAACACAGATAGTAACACTGAAAGAGCTAGAATAATATCAGAAGGGGCCTTTCAAGCAAGTCATAATGGAAGTTACAGAACTTGGGGTGGCAACATAGTTGGTCACCAAATGGTTAGTAATCTAAACAATAACGTCTGCTTTACTGCTGATGCAGAAAATTCTTCATTCCAAAGTGATGTACAAAGAATATTGTGTAATCGGGGTGCTTCTGTTGGGTATGATTTTTTAGTCTGTACTTCTGGCAACCTTGGTGACGATGAATTTAAACTAAGAGGCGATGGTCAAGCATATACTGATGGTGCTTGGAATACTGGTGGTGCTGACTATGCAGAGTATTTTGAAACGACAACAGGTAATGCAATACCAAGAGGAACTACAGTAGTATTGGACAACAATAAAGTTCGTGCGGCTACATCAGATGATCTAGCAAGCTCTATTATAGGTGTTATTCGTCCTAAAGACGATGGACAAATTTCTGCCATGGTAGGTAATGCTGGCTGGTCTAAATGGGGTGAAAAATACCTAACAGATGATTTTGGTGTGTATCTCACGGATGATCACAACGTAATATCTTTTGATGGAAAATCATATGAAAGTCATAAAGTTCCAGACGATGTAACAATCCCAGATGATGCTGTAACTACAACACATGATGGTAATGGTTTAAAGTTTAAACATCGTAGAGAAAACCCAGACTATGATTCATCTCTGACTTACTCCCCAAGAGAAGATAGGGATGAGTGGGTAATAGTAGGTCTTCTTGGACAGGTTCGTATATTAGGTGGGCAACCTACAGGGGATCGTTGGATAAAAATGCGAGATATTTCTGAGACTGTCGAAGAATGGTTTGTAAGATAATAGGAGACTAATCAATGTCAGGCTACATAGGCACACAGCCAGTACCACAAGCTACACAGACTAGGGACAGTATTACTGCAACTAATCTTCAAACCGTTTTTCCTACGAGTGGTTATACGCCTCAGTTTCTCGATGTGTACCTTAATGGAATCTTCCTAAGTAATGGCGCAGATTACACAGCTTCCAACGGCTCAGATGTAATACTCACAACAGGTGCAGCTACAGGTGATATACTTGATGTCGTAGCTTACACCACATTTGAAGTAGCCAATGTTTCTGGCGGTGGCATGTTCAAGGGTGACAACGGAACAGTCGGCTCACGAGCAGGTGACATCTTTCGAGTTAATGAACAAGAGTTAAACACAAACACAACTATTGACGCAGATGAAAATGCTAGTGCTACAGGACCACTTACTGTGGCATCGGGTATTACTCTGACAGTCAATGGAAACTTAACGGTGATATAGATGAGTACATTACAAGTCGAAAACTTAATAGGGCCAACATCTGGGTCTAATGCAAACAAGGTGATAATACCTAGTGGTCAAACACTGGATGCTAGTAACGGGTTCGTTGCTCCAGCAGGGAGTGTTATACAAAGTGTGTTGTGGAAAATGACTCCAGTAGAAAAATCTACTAGCAGCACTTGGGCGGTTACTACATTTCCAACTATAGCAAATACATATGTAGTTGAAACCTATAACTTCACTAAAAAATACTCTAATTCAAAAGTACATGCAACAGTAAGTGGGCATGTTGACCATTTAAATGCTAGTGGTAGTCCCTCTATTGTTGCTCTCATTGAGAAGAGTAATTACCCTACATCAGAAACCTTTATGGGGGCAGCGTATAGACACGTTAGAGTACATCAAGATGAACCTTTAACATACGCTTTTTCTGGGGAAGATGCAGTAGCTGGTATAAATAAACAGTATTCAATTTGCTGTCATTCCCACGCTGATGTTATGCGTTTTGGCAGACCAGCATCAGGCACTAACGCTTCTCATGTGTTTACCATACTTTTACAGGAGATCGCACAATGAGTACATTAAAAGTCGATAGCCTCGTTGAGAAGACCAGTGGCAATGGTGTACATATTCCTGGACATGTTATACAGGTTGTGGAGCAAACTATTACAGTACCTTCTAATGTTACTATTACAACAAGCGCTGATACCTATACAGGATATTCTATCTCAATAACCCCTAAATTTGCATCATCAAAAATATTAATTGATTTTAATGTTAATATACAATCTGTCGGTACAGGTATTGTTAGGTGTAAAATATATAAAGATGGTTCTAACACATTAGGTTATAGTACATGGGGTAGCTGGGGAGGATATAGCAATAGTAAAACAGAAAATATTAGTGTGAAGCATTCAGAAGTAAATTCAGGTATAAGTAGCAGAACGTATCAATTGTATGTTAGTAATCACACTTCGAGTACAACATACGCTCCACATGAAAATACAAGTTTAACAATGACACTAACGGAGATCGCACAATGACCAGTATAATAAAAGTCGATACTCTACAGAAAGCCAATGGTGCTACACCAACGGCGGCTGACTTAGGGATTAGTGGGCAACACATATTACAAATAACTAATCATAGTATTACCTCTGGTGCGTCAACAGGTAGTGGCACTCCTGTTGCAATGCTTACTGTAGGGTCAATCACAACTACAAGAGCTAACTCAAGGTTACTTATAAATACAACAGCACCTTTACAAGTATCTACAAGCGGGAATGGTAGAGGGATATTTAGTTTGAGGCATAGTGTTAACTCTTATGCAACAGAACTAGAAAGACACGCCGTGGTAAACTACCCAGAGGGTAATTCAGGATGGGTGCAGAGTAGTACTGGCTTTAATGCCTTACATACCCCAGAGGTAGCTTCTGGAACAACAATTACATACAAAATATATGGGCAGCGCAACCTAGGTTCTAATGGAATATATGTCGCAGACTCTTGGGGTTTATCACCGCATTACAGATGTACAATTATGGAAATAGCTGGCTAAAGGAGGCCTTTTAAAATGACAACAATATCAACAGCATTATCAGAGTTGGGTGTTACAGAGTGGGTACTCCGTGGCGAACCAACAACAGAAGCTGAGTTCACAACCATGTACGCCAAAGTAACAGGCGCAGATGCAAATGGTTCAGCTATTGAGAGCCAAGACCCATCTGATTGGGGTACAACTTGGTCGGCAGTATCAGCTAAGAAAGACGCATTGATTGCGGCTGAACCTATGAAGCTACTCAGAGCAGAACGTGATCGTTTGATTGCAGCTACTGATTGGTGGGCAGGGTCGGATCGTACAATGACTTCTGCTCAAACTGCATACAGACAAGCACTACGTGACATTACATCAAGTGCAACTTCACTAGATGATGTGACTTGGCCTACAAAACCATAAGGAGTAACTTATGACTAAAGCAAGAGACTTAGCCAACTTAGGCAACAAGACTAGCTTAGATGAGATCAATGATGCTTATAATGCAGGGGCTTTGTCGAACAGAAATGTTATAATCAATGGTGCTATGCAAGTGGCACAACGTGGGACGAGTTTTACTAGTAATGGTTATACAATGGACAGATTTAGAGTGGCTAATGGCTCTGTTGGTAATATAACAACCACACAAGAAAGCACTAACAGCCCTTCTGGTGTTTCCAAGTATTCTATGAAAGTTACAGCTACAAATACTGCTAGTCTTGCCTCTAGTTCAGATGGTTGGATAAGATACGTTATAGAAACAAAAGATATTGAGAATCTTACTTTAAGTGATACAACTAAACATTTTACAGTTTCTTTTTATGTGAAGTGTAGTGACACTGGACAATCCTCTATAGGAGTAACAAGTGGAAACTTTAGTTCGGCTCAATATGTTTCTCCTTTTACAATAGCT